GATCTAGCAACGAAATAAGGCTTATTTGCATCATCATACATACCGTCATGGATCTTAATAGCTTGATACTCATTCCAAGATACTTTAACTCCATATTCTTGTAGTAACCATAAAGATAAATCCGGTACCATTGCGAATGGAATATTTGAATTTGTCTTGTAAAGTTTACCTTGATTTTTACGATGCCAATCTGATGTTTCTACTTGATATACTTCATTACCATCACCTGGAAAACCTGACTTACCTAAATCATGATGCATTGCTGCAAACAATAACTCTTCTTCAGTATAACCAGACATATCTGCACCAGTAACTGTCCAAGTATTATGTAATGTTAATGCACAATCCATTACTCGAAGTACATGATCTACATAACCTCCTGAAAACGCATTATGAAAATGTTCCATGGATGAAGCTGGCATAAATACCATTCGGTCTTCTAATTCATCATACATTTTATTTAATGCATCTTTACGGGTAGGGAAGAACTGATTAACTAATTCGCGATAACGTTCCCAATTTGATTTGATTTTTTCTGCTTCTAACATAAATTTAATATAAGAAATTATTTACGTACTTCCAAATGTTGACCATTTACTAGTTTTGAAGTGCATTCCCAACATGTAATCGCAGTTGCTTTTTCATCAACTCGGTCGCATACATTATCGCAATATTTGCACTGTAATCTTTTAAACCCCTTCGGTGGAGGTGTTGATTTTGATTTCATGTTTTTTGTTTCTATTCGCGATCAATATAATATTTAGCAGATTCTAATTTCTTAAGAGCATGTGCTAAATTTGCTAATACAGACTGCATATCTGTTTTATTTTCTTGAAGAGATCTTCCCACGTTACGTACGATTTCGTATGCATCCTCTAAATCGTCAGTAACTTTGTTTTTGTATTTGTAATAAGCTGCCATTGTAACCTTTATTAATTATTATTTATTATAAATATACTATTCTAAAATTAATGCTGTATTTTGACAACATTCTAAATTTAAATTGATCCAAGATAATTCTTTTGCCTTAGCTTCAACCTCGATATCTAAATCAGCAACACCATATGTATTAGGAGTTGATAAGATGTAATCGGCATGAGCCTGCTCTTTGATCTTGGTAAATTCTTTGTATTGTTTGTGGAAGGTCGGCCAATTCGGCAAATCCTCCATTGCAATACCATGATGGTCAAACATTCGTTCTATAAGGGTTTGAGCCTCTCTACGACGGGATTCGCTGTAATGGGTACATTGGATTACATCATACTTAGTCCACGTCTCGCGTGCTAAAAAGAAGGCTTCTTCTTCGGATAAGTCACCGGTATTGAAAGTGTGATGCCAATAGTCAAATGTAATTGGAATACCAATCTCAACGTGAAGCATCTTGTGTAATTCGCGGACTGAATACATAGATGCCTTATCATCATTCTCAATAACTAAACGAGCTTTGAGTGAATCTGATAAACGATCATAGTTATGCAACCATCTAGCAATAGTACCAGGCTTATCATTATAAGTAGCGCCAACATGAATATTGATAAGATTTTCGAAGCTAGGCGTAAAGCCCATAAGATCAAACAATTCAGAATGTCGTTCAAGACTAACAATTGTATTATCTACAACGACCGCATCGGGGCTACCTAATATATTAAAAGGACCAGGATGCGTTGTAATGCGATGGCCATATGCCTTAGCATAATCACCTGCAGCACGTAGATGACGCGTAATTTCATCAATACCAGGTAAATCTGCTAATTCATAATGATTCCAACGAGGAAACAATTCACTACCAACACGGAAGAGTCGAATACCTTGCGCTTCATTCCATTGCAGAATAGTTAATAAGTCTCGAGCATTTTCTAAAGCAATGTCAGATGCCAATTGTAAACCACCAAGTTTGAACTTGCGATCAATCATAGTACGACCGGTGCGGATGCCTTGTTGTGAGAGTTGCTGGTTGATACAGCAATAACCAAATCTAATCATAGGATTTTTTTATATTATATGAAATTTATTGTGTAATTCAAAATATATAGTTTTTTTATTTTACGGATATTTATATGAAAGAAAAAGAACCTTAAAGGAAACAATATGAAAAACAAATTAGCAGAAAACATGCTTCGTTTCGGTGTAAAGAATCTCAAAGCCGAAGATGTTAAAAAAATTGAAGACTCTGTATTAACAGAAGGATACACAGATCCGAATACCGGTATTACATGGGGATTAGATTTTAAAGATGAAGCTTCTTTAAATAACTTCATTGCACCTGTAGCAAATACAGAAAGTAAATTATTCAAAGGATATAATGGAATGCCGTCGTCAGCACAAATCACATTTGCATATTGGGCAGCATTAGCATTATTAGGAATTAAACCATCACGAATGGGTAATAATCCTGAATTTAAAATGGTATTAAATAATTTAACAAAAGCTAGTTCTTTAAGTCAAAATCAAATTTTACGTCAACGAGGCTTTAAGTATGCAGAGGTATTAGAATCATTTAATAATCCTGCAGCAGTTAAATGGTGGAATGATACCATGGTAGATCCTAAAAATCCTAAAATGCCTATTACACGATGGGGATATTTTTTCAGAGAATATATCTTACCAGACAATGCAATGAAAACGGCATTATTATCGACAGCACCAATGGCACCAAATACGCCAGCAGTACCGAGTAAACAATAATAAAAATTACATATATGTAGTAAAGCCCCATTAGGGGCTTTTTTACTGTTTACTAATTAATAAAGAATGATGTAAAATTAGTTATATTAATAACTCTGAAACGATCGAAATAAGCAGCAATTTGGTTATTTACAACTAATCCATATGTTGTTGCATTATTAGGGACAATAAATTGAATTTCGAAATTTTGATCGGATTTTTTGCTAATAACTTTAATATTACAACTAGCAGCTAATTCGCCAGCTCGGCGCAATTCACATGTTTTATTTGTAAAATCAATAACATATTGCAAATTATCAGTTACCATTTCAAAATCAGAAACTAATGATGGATTATCAATAACTTCTCGTACTGAGAATGTTGAATCCAATGCAGTTAAGTCTTGTGTTTGGAAAATATTAATTGTAACTACCTGAGCATTACTTGTAAATGCTACTACGGCAAAGATTGTGGAAAGGATTAAATTTTTCATCTCTTATTTTTTAAGTGGTTAACTAATTAATTATATTATAAATATAAGAAATAAATCAGTATGATCCAACCAAAATATCAGAAAAGTTTAATCTTTTTTTACAAACCCACTTAAAAAGTCTCGTTGTTTTTGGATAGCATCATCAAGTTCAGTATTTCCTCGTTTTTTTGTATTGTTTCCATGCACTCCATTAGCGCTAGGTTTAACAACATCTTTTGTCTTAGATCTACCTCCGGTTGATTTAGTTCCGTCACTATTCGATGTAGATACCCGTTCGCTAGTTGCAGAGTTGCTTCCGCTTTCATTATCTGACCTTCGGGTGTCTCTAAAAATTTCTGAATATGTGCTTGAGTGTCCGGTTTGGATGCGTGTAACAAGTTCTTGTTGTCCCAATGCTCTAGTTTCGTCATGGTTGATGCATCCCGTTGTATACGTTGTCTTATGCGTTTTAATTTGAATGCCACAAGGATACTTTGTACCTTCTGAATCAACCGTATATTGAACGCCCCAATTCGTTGTTTTAGTTCGTATAACATAACCGTATTTCTTTAGACCAAGCCAGGTGAAGAACACTGCATCACCTGGGTTATATTGGATTTTATTAAATTGTTTTTGTATTGTGTCAGGTGCTTTTTGTTTAGCCATTAGTTAAAGCATAAAGTTGATACTTGATTGATTATTCTAAAGATTCGCATATAACGTGTAACTTTGTCTTTGCGAAACATTTTTTCCATGTTTACATCACGTGCTAAGATATATCCAGATTCAATAAATCGCATTGTGATGTGTTTAACAGCTCTGATACTATTTGATTCAATCAATATGTTTTCATCATCAATTATAACATCTACACGATCATGATCCCTAGGTATTTTAGATACCGATGTATCATCCGTTGAATTTTCTAATGCAGATCTAACACCTTCGAAGAATGCAGATAAATCTAGTGCATTGGTACGTTGGGTTGATTCATCGTATAAATCGAAAAAATAGTTGATCTGATCAATTGGATCTAGTTGTGCAAAGTAAGCATACTCTGTATTACTGATGATAATAGTGTCAAAAATTGTTTTCATGATCTTCGAGCGTTTTAATTACAAACAATTCATCAATTAAATTTACAGCTAGCTGTTTAATAATTGATATTTGATTGCGTGCGTCGTCCAAACTCGTTGCCATTACACGTCCTACCGGTTCACATTTTATATCATTTTTGTAATAAAAAATATAAATCATATTAGGCTTTTTTATTTTATTATAAATATAAACCTAATTCGTAATTACGAAGTGAAATGTGCAATGCATCATTCAATGTTTCATTTAATTTCGAAATTTCATGTTTTACTAAAAGTAAATCTCTTCCTTTTATTTCTAAAGAAAATACATCATCTTTTTTAGGTTTAGCTGCATACATATTATTCGTATATGTATCCAAAGCTTTAGAATATGTAATTAAATCTTTGTAACGCATTTGAATTGACTGTCCGCCGACACTCAATGTACCCATTGTGCAATTCATTGGGTCTGTTTTAAAATTTTCGGCTGAAATCTTATCTTCAAAGATAAAATCTAAATTAGTCCATGTTTTTCCGTAACGATTTGCATATTTCTCAGAAATAGCCCATGGCTGATTGATACTATGTGTCATGTTTTTTAATATTTATAAATTAATACTGTGTATACGTCTTTTGAATAGTTATGACGTAATATTACGTTTTGATATTTTTCTACCAACATATCCAACATCAATCCAGGATGTATATAAAGAAACCCTTCATGATGATGTGTATTTATTGGCGATAATAGATTGAATGAAACAACGTTGTTTGCTAAGTTATACAAAATGTCAATGTCATTAAATACTTTGCGTAAATCTGCATCTTCTGTTTCACAACGTCGTTGCGTAAATATACCTGATGCTACAACCCAGTCTGCTGATTCAAGTTTTGTCGTTTCAAATGCACCTACATGTATATTCGTTAAGCCCCATTTTTCTTCGCCTAATGCAGTCATTATAGGATTATGGTCAATGGCATTATATAATACAATATCATTGTTCAACGCAGCCATTTCGTTTGCTACGTCAAACAAATCACATCTACCACAGCCAATATCCAATAAGCTACCACCTGTAAAACCAATTAATAAGTTTTGCATTAAAAAACGTTGTTCCGCAGTAGTATTATAGCCGACTGGGAGTGGACTATGCATCATATACTGTGGATCGGTTGGATCTAAAGAATCTTGCCAATTGGCATTCGTTAAATTATCTAATATTTTATTAGTTAAATCATTGATATCCATTCGAAATACGTTTTTTGATTACCAAGAAGCTTTACCTGCAGAATTTGCATCTAAATGTGGTAATTGCTCATTTGCTACTAATTCTTTATATGGAATCGTAGATTGAATAACTTCACTTTCACACAATTTTTCTGTTAGAGCTTTATTAATAAAGTTTCTATTGGAATTAGATGTTGTTAACATCACTAATGCACTTCGATTTTCTAATAATACATCATACAACGATGACTTATTTAAAATTCGTCGGTCTAACACTACCCCTACGCGATGCACACCTTCAGATGTGACAATCACTTCATCTCCTGCCTTATATGACATTATTCAATGATTTTGATAATTTTACTTGCTGATACTGACTTAACTTCAAAATCCATAGTATAGCCTTTGAAATCTTCAATAACTTTAGCCTCTGCTTCTGTTACCGATAATGCTTCTACTAGATAAGTTTCAGTAATTTTCTTTTCTTTTACACCTTTTGGTGTATCAATTGCGTCCACTAATTGGACTCTTGCCATGTAATAACTCATTTGTATGTTTTTTTAAAATATATTAATAATATAAGAAAAAAAATTGTGTTTTCAAAAGAATTATTTATCTTTATTCAACACCTTCTGTAAACGTTTTTGATTTTTATGAAATTCGTATGATTTTCTAATGTCCTGTGGCGACAATTTCATGTTGACTTGCAAATTATCCAAAATATCAGCAATCAAACGCTCTTTTTCTAATTTTGTTTTGGTTTTTTTGTCCATCATAGTCAACATTCTGCGTAAATGATAAACAAATTCCTTAGGAAAGCGCTTAAGCAATCTAGAATTGTCAATATAAATTTCAATATCTGATTTTT